GTAATTACTCCCGTCTGGATGTAAAGGTTTGCACCAGTGCTGTCAACATACATGGAGCCGGGGCCAGCAAAGTTGTCGCCCGTTGTACCGTCAACAGGAGCACCCGTGTTAACCATAACTACAACGTCGTCTTCCATGCGGATATTGGCTTTTTGGTAGGGAGTAATGCTGGAGGGGCCACCACCATCAGCAACAGGGTCTTGCATTTTTAGGTCAAGACCGTATTCAAAACCTGAACCCCCGGTAGTTTGAGCCATCGCAACACCAAAAGCGCAACGAGCGGTAGTTAAACCAGCGTCGCCGTCCATAAATGCCATAACAGCAGCATCGCCAGACAAAGTGTTGGTGTTGATGATACCCAGCACGCCCGCCATTAGGCCGTTGTTAGCGTATGTACCAATAACTGCAAATTCACCTACTGTACCAGCCATGTGGTTAAAAGTAGTAGAAGGAGCTACAGAAAAAGGAGCGCCGCACTGGACACGCCCAAATACAGAAAAAGCCTCACCGGGGGTTAAGTAGCTGCTTGAGCCAAAACCTGTGGTTGGCATTACACGGGAATAGAAGCCAGAAATTGCTGTCCCCTCATTAACTGGGATTACAGTACCCGTGTTAATAGTTGTGGGGGTGAGTGGCTGTTGCGCGGCTGCGGTGCCGCCCTGATAGCCAGCCCTGACTGGACCCGAAAAAGAAGTACGTGCCATGATAATTTCCTTACATGCAAGTGGAGTGTATCTGTCTGCATGTCGTCAGCCGGGACTGTCAGATACACCGGGAACCCCGGAATGAATGCAATATACACCAAAAGAAAATGGCGTGCAACAAATAAAAAGGGCTCCCGAAGGAGCCCTAGTGGCAGGCCAGTCACCTCTACCGTACTGAAACTATCAGGTCGAACCTGAAGAACCCCACATACCCAAGGGATCAGACCAGCCGAAGCTGTAACGCTCACGGGCCTTGTAACGGACGTTACCAGTGTCGAAGTCGCCGTCCATGCTGTTTTGCAGCGGAGTACGGACAAAGTGCTTCATACCATTGGGCACGTCAGTGGTCAGGAACCATGCGCTGGTGTCGGTCAAAAAGTGATTGACACAGTAGCCTTCGGGAATTGCGCCCATCTGCTTGATAGCGTTGATATCGTTATCAGCAGTACCAACACGCAGTTCGGTGTCCAGCAAACGCTTGGCAACGAACATCAGTGAAGGAGGAACAACCATTTTCTTGGGCTTGGCTGCGATCAACAAACCACGCTCGTCCGTCCAAGCTGCGATCTGAATAACGGCGGCTTCCAAGGAAGTCTCGTTCAAATCGATCTGGGTGGTAGGAGTGTTGCTGTTGACACCACCAGAGATCAAGGGATGGCTGGCATTGAACAGGGAAACGCCATCACCACCGGGGTAGGTGTTGGAGAAGCCGTTGTTCAAAACCGCAGCGGCCTTGACTTGCTTGGTGTAAGCCATAGCGCGAGCCAGCGACTTGGTGTAACGAGCAGACAAGCTGTCGTACAAGTTATCTTCGACCGCTTCTTCAGTGATCGAGAAACCCAAGGCGATGGTTTCGTGCGTATAGCGGGTTGACCAAGCTTCCTGCGCATTGTCATAAGCAATGGCAGAGCCCTCGTTCTTCACCGGAGCGGCGGAGAATCCAGACAGTTTGGTCTCTTCTTCAAATGAACGCTCAGAAGTCTCAGTTTCGTAGATTTCTTTGTGTTCTTCGCCGTAGCGAGCGTACTCCATACCGAACAAAGCGTTCAGACCTGGGAGCAACTCTTTCAGCAGTTGTGCGCGTGAAATAGCCATGATTTAGCTCCTTGATTAAACGCCAGAAGCGATAGTGGTGGTATGAATCTCAAAGTTCCAACGAACGATGATCTCGGGGAACACAACGTTGCCAGAGCCGTTGACATAAGACGTGTCAGTAACAACGTCAACAACGTTCATGGGCAGTGTTCCAGTGACAGCAGACGATGCAACGGCTACGCGGCTATCGCCAGTAGTCGTCAAACCAGTGTTCTGCACCAAAGCTACGTTAGTACCAATAACGGTAAATTCCGTAGTAGAGGAAGGCAGCAAACCAGAGGTTGCATCGTCAGGAGTTGCGCCTGCGGCGATCACAGCTTTAAACAGGGTGTTGGGATCATTACACACGTAAGCGGTAATGTACGTACCCGTGGGGGCTGCGGTGTTTGCAGGAAAGTATTGGGCAAAAGTGGTTTGGCCTTGCGCGTTAACGTAAGAACAACCCAAGAAAATGCCAATGACCTGTGAAGTCGTTACGGTTGCGCGAGCGGTCGTAATAGCAGATTTGATAATCGTGCCATTGTCAATCATCTCAACAACATCACCGTAAAAAATTCCAGTGTTGTAGCCAGAAGCAATCCGATACTGGCGAGTAGCGCCCGCGAAGGGGGTACCGCCATACAGATTGATCGGCTTCAAGCCGTAAGGCTTGTCGATCGTAGGATATGCCATTTAAGACTCCAAGTTTAAGAACCAGAACCGAAAGTAACCTTCGTTTTCTTCTCTGAGAACAGAGGCATACGAGGATCACTATCACGAAGAAAATTGTTGTCCACGGAGTCCATTTGAGCCTTGTTTTGGTTGTCGTAGTGTTTCATACGTTGTTCCAAAAACTCGCTTGGAATCCGACAGAGCAACAGTCCACCCACTTCAATGTTGCCTTTAAAGCGACCTTCAGTGGTAGCGTGCATCATTAGCTCGGGATACTCGTCCGCTTTACACGGCTCGTAACCTTCGCGTAACCGTGAAGAAATGTTACTTGGATCAGCAATCCCCATCGTGGCAGTGCGCACCCAGCGGTGCTTCCAACCCGGACGTTCATCCGGGGCGGGCAGGGTCTCAGGCGGACGCCACGCTGTTGGGCGTTGCATCACGGCACGAGAGTCCAACTCACGGCTCATACGGTTTTGTGCTTTTTCAGCAGCTTTGACTTGAATCTGATCCATTATTCACCTCTTCTTAGTTTGGCAACCTGTTTAGCGTATTCTTCAATCGGGACCCCAAGCCTGCGAGCGATCGCAGCTTCGGACCCCTTTAACTTAATACGGTTAGGCGGGGTGCTACGGGAGGCCGGGGCCACCACCGCAGCGGGTTTTGTTGCACGGCGTGGAGGATCATCCTCGTAGGCCGGTTCTGACGTTCTTTTATTTGGAGGCGGTTCGTCATCCTCATCGCTCTGAGCGTCTTCAAACTTCTCAGGAAATCTCTTGCGCATCGTTTTATCGATGGTTTCAAAGTACTCTTCAGTACCTATATAGTCGGCACCATACTGCTTCTGTAACTTCTTGTCAAGCCCCATAGCAGTCATAGTCATCTCATCGTCTACCCCCCACCATTCTTTGTTGGAATCTATCCACTTTTGAGTGCGGCGATCCAACTTAGGAGTGGCGGGTTGGGCGGAGACAAACTGTTTGTCCTCCACCTCGATAGGCTTCATATCAGAGGCTTTGTCCATCCTCAAGGTAGCTTTGGCGATATCCGCTTGTGCGTCGGCAAGTGCATCTACATCCCCTGCTTCATAAGCTTCTTTGTACCGCTTTTTGGCGGCACCAAGCTGGATTTCAGCGGTGGATTGCGTCTGCTCAATAAACGCCTTGCTACCCGTAGAAAGCTGCTGTTGGAGACGTTTGTTCTCCTCAAACACCTGTCGGGCGAAGGTTTCGGCGGCTTCTCGTTCGCGCAGAGCTTCCTCTTTGGCGCGACGCTCATCGTGGTATCCACGGGTGAACTTCTTGATGCGAGCCTGTACCTTCTCGTCATAGGAGGATAGTTCGTCTTCGGTCGGGTCTTCCACAGGCTCCTTCATAGGCTTGCGCCCACGGTCCTCTGGAGGGGTATCGTCCTCGATTTCTACCTCAAACTTGTCTTCAACAACGGCCTCCTGTTCATCAGGAAACTTGTAGTCTTCACCTTTAAATGCGGGCAATGTTGCCATGATGGTTCCTTATGATGCTCGTGTAATTCCACGGGGGTCTTCCACGACTGCTTCAACCGAGTCATCGTTGATGATGCGGAATTCACGGCCATGAATCTTCAGACGGGTGCCTGAATTGGGTCGGACGATGATGAAATCACCTTCCTTGCACGACGGTCCACTGGGGAACCGGGTAGTGTCTGTATAGCAGTCGGGGCCAAGCTTCACAACGAATAGAACCGGAGTGAGCACTTCCTCATAGTGCATTGTCTTGGCATCTTTAATCAGCCCCACTTCACTGTCGTGGTATTCCTCCATTGCTTCGGGAACGACACACAGCATATGAAACCGCTTGGGGTCAGGCAACTGCTTGGCTTTTTGCTCCGCAGTGGTGTTCAAGATTCCAGACAGGTCTACTGCCGCTACGTCAAACTCAGTCATCAGACTTCTCCATTTTTTGCACAAGGTCGTTAATGATGTTTTCTGCGAGGTTCAGACCCCGGATGACTCCGCAGACTTTTTTGTATTCGTCAAAGGTATCGGCTCGACTTGCAGCGACGAAAGCGATTTGCTCCTGTCGCGTCTTCTCGATCTCTTTGGCAACTACAGCCAACAACTTGTAGTCGTTCAATCTCACTCCTTCTTGGGTTTACTAGGCGTTTTTTGCGCTGCCCGTTGCGCTTGCTGTACAGCCATTTGAGCGCGGTGTTTGGCCGCGTCCATGCCCATACGAACTCCTTCAATCTCACCTTGGCGAGTGAGCTTGTCTTTCGCAGCGGCTGCTGTAGCCGCGACTTGCATTGCCGCAATCTCTTTCTGAGACGCAATACGTGACTCTTCGATTCGCATCTGGTCGGCCTTGGCCGCAGCGTCGATCTGTTGCTTTTGTTGCTTGAGCTTCAACTCCTCCATCTTGATCTGGAGTTCCTGCATCTGCATCTGGACGATGGGGTCCTGCATCTGCTGCTGAGCCTGCTGTTGTTGGGCTTCCTGCTGTGCTTGCTGCGTGAGCTTTTGCGATGCCTGGGCCACCATGATTGCAATCTGATCGGCAATCTCGGGCGGGATGTGCTTGTTCTGCTCTTCCGTGGGCAGTGGCACACCAAGCTCCACCTCAATTTGCTTGCGATACTCAAACGCCATGTGCTCGTTGATGTGGGCCATAGCCGCCGCCATGATCGCCTGCGCCTGTGGGTTCATCTGCATCAACTGCTGAATCTTCGGATTCTGGATTGCAGCCATGTGCGACTGGATGTGCGCCTCGTGGTTCTGCTCAACGAACGCCTTAACAGGCTTGCCCGTCAACAGATTCTGGTTCTCCAGCACAGGGTCCACAGGCGTCAAGTCGTCCTCGATCGGCACCAGCTTGGCTGCATTCTTAACCCCCAACACCTCGATCATCTGACGGTGCAACAGGGGCAAGTTGTACAACTGTGGGGCTGACTGGGCAAGCTGAAGGACCGCCTGATACTGCACAACCTTCTGGGCCATCGTGCTGGCATTGGGGTCGCTCACAGGGATCACGTCCACCAATTCATAGTCACCCTTCTTGGCCTTGCGGCTACCGTCCACGGGCTCGTAGTCGTACTCGTCTGGGGTGTAGTCGGCGATGATGACCTTCAAGAGCTTGAACTCTTGCTTCATCGTGAAGTGCATCCGCGCTTGCACGGCTCCCATCACTTTCAAAGTGCGCTCAAGGATGGCCAATGTGGTGCCCACGGGGGCTTGGCTGCTCATGTCGCTGACCTTCATGTCGCCGCTGGAAGCGAACGAACGCCCCTCTTGGACGATGCGATCAAACAGTTGATACAGCACTTGGCTTGGCTCTTTGTACGGCAGGGGCAGGATGTTGTCCCTGATTGAGCCGCTTGGCACATCTACATCTCGGAACTCGCCGGGCTGGATGGGGGTGTCGTCTCCTTTGATTCGGAGCCCACGGGACTTGAGACCGCCCGGCAGGTTAGAAAGGGTGCCTGCGTCCACAAGCTGACGAATGAGCATAGTGGCAGATTTGGCATAGCCACCAATAAGATGAATAAGGCCGTACCCATAGAACCCAAACCCTGGAATGTATTGATAGTGAACAAAGTGCTGGCGCTTGATATGGAGCTTGTCGCCCTCGTACCAATTTCTCCGTATGGCCACGATCTTGCGCGTGCCCTTTTCAACAGTCACAACGTATGGCAGTGCGATACCAGTCAGTCGATCCTTCTTGTCCTTGTCTTCATACCCAGCCAAGTCCAGATCGACGTGCATCTCAAGGAACCTATATCGGTCGTCTTGTATTGCAGACATGCCCATCTCCTCGGCCTTCTGCTTTTCAATGTCGTCCAAATCATACGTGGGCTCGCCCAGGTCTACGTCCATGTAGAACCCAGCCTCCATGAGCTTGGCCACTTCATTCTTGGTCTTGCGCATGACGTGCGTGACCCGCTCGGCAGTCTCCAAGTTACTCGCGCCGTAGGGCACAACGATGTCTTCAGCGGGGATGAACACCGCCATCTGGCGTCCCTTGCTTGGGTCGTAGTACACCTTCTTGAACGCAGAGCCCGCAATGGGCAGGTTCCACAGCATCTTCTCGTGCTCGGGGCGGTACTCGTACATCACGTCGGTCAACTGATAGTTCATGTCCTCACGAACTCGCGCCGCCGCTTCTTCTACCTCCGGGGTGTCCTTGCCAAGAATGACAGTCTTCACAGGCCCAGCGGCTGGGAACGTCTCGGTGATGCCCTCGCTCTGGAACCTCACTACGCTCTCAGTGAGCATGGGGTGGAACACACCACAAGCACCTTGCCACGGCTCCGTGCGGTCTTCGTACTTCAAGCCCAACAACTTCAGCCCGTCCACATAGGTCTGCATCCAGTCCTTGCGGTCATTGATGTCCTTACCAAACTCTTCAACCAACTCTTCGCCCAAGGACTGCAACTCACTGTCGTCCATGAACTCGGCCAAGTTGGCATCAAATTCTTCGTCGGTTTCCTTCTCGGGGCGCAGTTGAATTTCTATGTCGCCCATATCAAGAGTTACAGACTCGGGGTCTTCAATCTCTATCTCCAGATCGGGCTCGGGAAAATCCTCAAGACCCAAGGGGGCTGCATACAAACCTTTGTCAATTGAACCTGTGGCCATGATCCGTCCTTAAATCAAACTGTGTAAAACCGCTCTCTGCGCGGGCTCTTAAACCATTGAATCTCTTCGGGCTCGTCGATCGGAAGACGGAGGAACCCACCCTGCCTGAACCGCATAAGCGCCAAAGTCGTTGCGTCTACCAAGTCATCGTGCTCGCCTGACGGAAACGCAGCGATCTCGTCTACTAACTCTTCTGCCCACCTTGTTTTGGGCACCCATACTTTTCCTGACGCGATTATGTCTGAGACTGAGTTAAGACGGGCAATTTTGTCTTGGCCCTTACTAGGCGTGTACTCCTGCACAGGTATGCCCATTGCTCGTAGCTCGTAGATCAGCGGCGCTCCGGTTGCTTTTTTCTCAATAAGCAGGCCATCAGGCTCAAAGTCGTTGTACTCCTTGAGCACGTCTCGTTTCAACTCCACCCACTCGACGCGCTTCTTGTACGTGTTGAGTAAGATGATGTTGGGCCTGTTGCCATCAGCTTTGTGGTTGAACACCCCCCACGTCGTCCCAGCGGAGAAGTCGGCCCGCTGGTTCTTCTCAAAGGCCGTGTCCCACGTCTGGAGGATGTAGTCGCACTGGGGTGGGTCTTCCTCCTCCCACCACTGCCACCAATCACGCTTGACAATAGCTGACTCGTTACCTACTGGGTTCTGCTGGTACTGTGCCTGCCACTTACTATTAGGCAGTTCTTCCTTGAGCGCGGACAACTCGTCCAGACTCCAGAACTGTGGCCATAAGGGATTACCCGAAGGTAGGATGGCCGGGAACTCGATCACTTCCCACTCTTCACCGCCCCGCGCAGCGGCGGCTTTGAGCACTTGGCCAGTCAAATCTCGCTGTGCCCAGCGCGTCATCACAACCACAATCGCCCCACCCGGTTGCAAACGCTGACGCGGACCTGACGTGTACCACTCATACACCTTGTCGTACACATCGGGGTTGCTCGCGGCCATCGCGGCCTCTTGTTCTGAGTGTGGGTCGTCAATAATGAGCACGTCAGCACCCTTACCCGTCACCGCACCGCCCACACCAATGGCGAAATAGTCACCGCCCTTGCTGGTGTTCCACCGTCCAGCCGCTTTTGAGTCCTGTTGGAGCGTCAAATCAGGAAAAATCTCGTGATAAATCTCAGTATCCACCAAATTTCGCACTTTTCGACCAAACCCCGTGGCCAACTCGGCAGTGTGGGACGCCTGAATCACTTTTTTGTGTGGAAATTTGCCCAAAAACCAAGCCGGAAGCAGGTAGGACGCAAATTCTGACTTGGTATGCCGGGGCGGCATGTTAATTATGAGCCGTTTGCACGTCCCAGCGGCCACTCTCTCGAACGCATTGGCCATTCTCTTGTGGTGAGCGCCCGAAATGAAGGTCGGCCAGACCCTCTCCACAAACTTGATGAACCTCTCCTGCGAAAGTTCCCGATCTTTGAGCTTCTCAAGCTTGGTTAACTGGGCTTCCAGCACCCGCATGTCCGACTCAGACAACTTGCCACTGTCAATCAGGGCTTCAATGTCCTTGAGGGAGATATCACTCATTGTTCTCTACCTCGGAATCCGGGGTATCTTTTACTTCTTCAAACGCCTCGACGGGTTGGGTCGGCCCCAACTGCGCATCCAAGTCGTCCAAGGGTGTTATGTCTATCACGTCGCTGTTTAGCAGGCGTTTGACTCTCTCTTTAATAGAGTTCTCCAACGCAGTGGACGTGGTGTGGTTGATTGTGATCTCGCTGCGCTCGGTAAAGAGCCCAATGTCTGAGTGCTTGCCCAGCAACTCCAGCGCCTTGATCTCGATCTTCGGGTCGCCACTGTCAGCCAGCGCAATCAATTTGTTTGTGATGAAGTTCCTCGCTTGCAGCGCATCCGAGAACGCTTGAAAGTCGAACTTCTTGACGAGGTAGTGTGCAGCCGCAGCCTCTGCCGACTTGGAGAACGTCTTCTTCTCCTTGGGTTTTTCTGCGCCCGTAATCAGGTCACTTGCTCTGTGCAAATCACCTTCATCGAAATCTATAGTAGGTCCAAGCTCGTTGATTAGGTCTACTGTGTTTATTGCAATAGCGATGCTGTCCGCATGAGTCTTGGGCTGCTCGTCGGACAAGTCGTATGGAACCGGATGTTCCGCAGTGGGCTGTAGTTCTATCATGGGCACCGAGTAAACGGGAGATGGCCGGAATGTAACAGAAAAATAATAGTGGGTGCAAGCTTTTCTTTTGGGTCCCCTTGACGGGGGTGTTTTTAAAAATGGCGAGTTTCCGGGGGGAGTAAAAAATGAATGGGGGGAGGGGGGTATTGTTATAAAAAGTATGGGGGTGGGTATCTAGTGTGCAACACAGAGTGTAAGGGGTCCCCACCTCCCTTTGTCGTAGTTTTGGGTGGGTGGGTCGCTTGTCAGAATGACAATTAACATCGTTATCCCATACCCGCCAGGAAATAAATTATTGTTTCCCTAAAAAACTTGACTTTGGGGTAAATTGTGGTATAATATAGTCATGCAAACAAGATAACCTTGTATGTATGCTCAAGATAGGTAGCGCACTGTGCAAACCTAACATTGTTAGAAGGTTTAGAAGCAAAATGGATAATATCCAAAACGTTAGCGTGGTTTCTCCCGTGGCCCAAGCTGTCAACAGCTTGATTGATTCCCGCACTGCCTTAGTCGGCGCGGCCAAGAAAACGGGCCAAGTGGTCAAAGTGTATGCAATGGCCTTGTGTGCCACGTTCGACCTGACAGACAATCAGGGTCAAGTGACTACCAAGTGGTTCGATCTCAAAGGCGCGCTGAAAAAAGGTGTCAAGGCTGAGCGGGAAGCGTTTGTAGCGGCCATGACTGCGGAAGGGTTTGGCAAACCTACGATCGATGTTTATTGGCAACGTGTCA